CAGATTTTCGATACAGAAACATCTGATCGTGCATTTGAAGAAGAAGTAATGCTATCCGGTTTCGGTACAGCGCAAGTAAAACCAGAAGGCACAGGCGTAAATTACGACGATGCCACTGAGTCTTTCACTGCGAGATACACTCACGAAACTATAGCACTAGCTTTTGCGATTACTGAAGAAGCAGTAGAGGATAACCTTTACGACACAATCAGTTCTCGTTACACAAAAGCACTAGCTCGTTCAATGGCTAACGCTAAACAAGTAAAAGGTGCTAACGTATTAAACAATGCGTTCAGTTCATCTTTCACTGGTGGAGATGGTAAGGAGCTATGTGCTACTGACCACCCTTCAACTGGCGGAACTATTTCAAACGAACTAGCAACCTCTGCTGACCTAAATGAAACATCTTTAGAGCAAGCACTGATTGACATTGCTGGATTAACTGACGATAGAGGATTAAAAATCGCTCTAAATGGTCAAAAGTTAATCATTCCAGTAAATCTTCAGTTCACTGCTGAAAGACTGATGAAATCTGGTCAAAGAACAGGTACTTCTGATAATGATATCAATGCTGTAGGTAGCATGGGAATGATTCCTCAAGGTTATGTAGTAAATAACTACTTAACTGACACAGACGCATTCTTTATCAAAACTGATGCACCTAACGGATTAAAACACTTCCAAAGAGCGCCAATTTCCACTAAGATGGAAGGCGATTTTGAAACTGGAAACGTTAGATACAAATCTAGAGAGAGATACTCATTCGGGTTCTCTGACTTTAGAGGTATCTTTGGTTCACCGGGAGCATAATTACTCTTAACTTGTGGGGGCTTAGTCCCCCACATGATACTAGGATAACTGGTTATACTGACTGCCCTAGCAGACGCTCGTAGAGACAGTATGACTTTACTTACGAGGTAAAAATGGCTAATTCAACTTTTAGCGGTCCGGTAAGATCGGAAGCTGGTCACAAAGTAATAACTAAAAATACAAGTACAGGTGCAATTTCAGAACATGCAACTTTAAATAGTGTAGCAACTGGTGATGTTTCAAGCAATTCAGCAGGTTCACTTTTGTTAAATGCAGCAGCTACTAACACATCAACTTTACAAACATATCAAGCAACAATCACTGTAGCTAACGGTGCAACAACTGGTAAAGAGGCATCAATAGGTATGCCTGCAAACTTTATCCCTATGTGTGTTGCTCTTAACGTAACTACAGCATCAACAAACAACGTCAACTTAGTTGATATCGGTGATGATGGTGATACAGATTCATACACTGACGGCATTGCTGTAGCAGTAAACTCTACTGGTTTCAAAGGTGTCTTTGGTTGTAATGGTGTCAGAGGTATTACAGGATTAACAGGTGCAACTACAACTGCTGATGAAGTAGAAGTAGTAGTAAGTGGAGATCCGGGTAGTGCTACTGTAATCAGATTAACTTTTGTTGGTTTAGTACTAGCATAAACTAATTCGTGGGGCTTCGGCCCCACACTTATCAATAGGAGATAATATGAGTGATGTAAAAGCAAGTACAGCATTAACGTCAGATGGAAGACTACAAGGTTCCGTTGCTGGTAGTAATGCTAACCTTGGTCCAATAAGAATAAAATCAATTCAATGTCAATCAAGTGCGGCTGATGGTGAAGTAAAAATTTATGATAATACTTCTGCGGCTGGTGTGATTAAAATTCATTTAAAATGGGGTACAGCAGCGAATGAACCTTTGACTATGAATTTTGACGGAGATGGTGTAAGATTCGAAACAGCAGCTTTTGTTGACGTAACTAACTGCGACTTTGTAGTAGCTTACTATAACTAAAAATGATATCGAGGTCTTCGATGCCGAAACAATTAACAGGTGGTCAAAAAAAGACCATGAAAAAACATTCTAAACACCATACAAAAAAGCATATGGCTTCTATGACAAAAGCTATGAAAAAAGGTAAAACTTTTACACAAGCGCATAAGAAGGCAATGAAAAAAGTAGGTAGGTAATGGCAACGTCCGGAACTAATACTTTTAATCTAGACGTTGATCAAGTTATTGAAGAAGCATTTGAAAGATGTGGAATTAATTCTAGATCGGGTTATGATTTAAAAAGCGCAAGACGTTCACTTAATATTATGTTAGCTGAATGGGCTAACAGAGGTATTAATCTTTGGACTGTTGAGCTTAGAACAAAAACACTAACTGGTAGTACAACTAGTTACACTTTAGATTCAGATTTAGTTGACATACTAGAAGCTGTTTTATTTACAACTAGTGATACAACAACAGATATAGAAGTTGATCGTATTAGTCGTGCAGAGTATTTAAATATTTCAAAAAAATCTACAGAGGGTACACCCGTACAATATTTTTTAGAGAGGGGTGCTTCAACACCAACATTATATTTATATCCAACACCAGATGGTGCACACACATTTAAATATTATGGTCTAACTAAAATACAGGATGCTGGTGACTATAATGATCAACTAGAAGTACCAACAAGATTTATACCTTGTTTGTCTTCTGGCCTTGCTTATTATATGTCAGTAAAAAAAGCACCAGAGAGAACACCTTTATTAAAACAATTATATGAAGAAGAATGGCAACGTGCTTCAGAAGAAGATAGACCACGTTCTAGTTTCTTCGCTACGCC